GTGATATATATCCCGCATCCACAAGTTTGACTATAAACTCAAAGAATAGCCGTCCCCCAGTCGTGCGAAGAAACGACCAAAGGACGGCAGAACAAAAGGGCAGAGTTTCAGTCTCCTTCGTATTCTTCAACTTCTCCAATGGGGATGCTGACCAGTTGTGGTCCATTCTCTCCCATATCGACTGATTCCAGGTTAAGGAAGTAGTGTTCCCATGCTTCTTCGTGGTCCATGCCTCTAGTCATGAGTTCTTCGATTAGTAGGTCCGTGGAGTACAGTGCGACGGTATTTCTTCCACATTGAGTAGCGGTCCCTATGAGGCAGTCGTCGAATCCGGCAATAACTACTGCTTCTGGATTCTTCTCGATTAGTTTCTCGATAACGGAGTTGGTCATTTCAGCCACCTCTTTCCCCGTCAGCATAGATACTTCATTGGGGACTTGGAGTCAAGTTCTGAAATGCTAACTACGCATTGAGTGGGTATTGAGGTTAATCCTCCGAATGTGTAATCTGTGGTAAAAGAGTCTGCGACTGTTATTTTTTCTTTTGTGTTTTCGACAATCCAGCCGACAGTTACACAAAGTATGGGTTCTATTTCTTCTTTTATCTCTGAGATGGTTCCTACCCAGTCAGACATGGAGATTATGTCTTTCCAGACAATAACTGTCACCTTATTAGGTAACTTGTCTTTCTTTGACTTAGGTTCCTGTTTAGCAATCATCTTCGCCTTAGATTGGCTAGATCTTTTGATCCCACTCAAAACCCCCCCTCCCCCCATTGCTTTTTAGGGCAATGAGTCAGAGGGGGGACGTGAGGAGGTGTGACTAACTGGTAGCAACTCATTTTCGCCTTGAGTTGGCTGAGTCTCTTTCACCCTGTTCCGAGGAACCCCAAACCTGGCAACCCCGGCTCCTTTAGGAACTAGGCTCACAGGCATGGTACAGGGGTCTATCGGTGGGTCAAGGGGTTAGAACGGAACTTCTTGAGAAGTAATTGGGGATTTGGGGAACTCCTCAGTGGATTTCTCCCTTGTGCATGTATCTCCGTGGAATGCACCATCTTTGTTGCATGGTACATTTTTCCCCTTCTTGGACTTGGCCCAGTAGATCTCTGCTTGGCAGTATTTACATGGGTTCTTTGAAGGTTTCTGGCTTTCTGGGATTACCCAGATCCAGGTTCCGTCTTCCTTCTGAGTTCTTTCGGTTGCCGTCCCTTGAGAGCCTCCTGAGGCACTTGTGGGTTGACTTCGTAGTAGATCTCTGATTTCCTTGAGGAGAGATACGACCTCGCTGGTTTCATCGAACATGATGGAACCCCCTTTCTTGTGGGTATTATACTGATATGCGTGGTTTAGTCAACCCAAGACTGGACGGATACTGGATGAAAAAGGGACAGAAGCAAGAGCAGAAGAACCCGGATGTTGGGGTCAACAGACAGGCTCAGGTGGGTGGTTACTTGATAAGGGAGAAGCGTAGATCTGACATGAGTGTGGCGATTGATCAGGGTTTGCATTTCACGGATGCTGCTGAGAGGGCTGGTATTCCCTTTGAGGTAGCCATGAGTGCGTCCCGTAAGGATCCTGAGTTCTCTGAGTGGTATGAGGTGAGTAAGGACCGTCCCCGCCTATCGTTGGTCACAAGGCGGAAGTATGAGCCGAAGACATCTCTCCAGATCAAGTCGGACTTTATTAACAAACTCAGCCAAGTGGGTCTATTTGATAAGATCTGTACAATGGCGGAGCATGCTGACCCTGAGACTGAAGAGGGTAAGCAGGTACTGGGATTCTTCATGAGGTACATTGTGAAGGACATGTTACCGAAGGAGACGGCTGCGAAGGTGGAGCATTCTGAGACTGCCAGTTACGAGAAACTCACGGATGCTGAGTTATTAGAGCAGTTGCATAGTAGGCGAGAGAAGCGTATTGCCTATACGAAGGAGATTGACGATGCTGACGACAAGCGTCTGTCTCATACTGAGAAATACATAGAGCAAATAGAGGAAGAGGAGTCTGGAGATGTCGGAGAATCTGAGTAGGGAAGAGTTACTTGAGGAACTAAAACTTGAGGAGGAGTTATCTAGACGCAAGGAGTTCGACATTTTGGGGCGATTGGCTCCAAACAAGCGTCAATGGGACTTTATCAATGTGCATTCTCACGAGACTTTGTTTGCTGGGTTGAATCAGGCTGGTAAGTCAACGGCGTTGTGTATCAAGGCTGCCTACCATTTGACTGGTTTGTATCCTCCTGACTATGTGGGTGTGCGTTTTGAGGAGCCTATCAATGCTGCTATTGGGGGTGAGACTGCCCAGAGTACCCGTGACTTGCTATGTGAGCGTCTTTTGGGTGAATTGACTGACCGTGGTTCTGGTTATTTGCCAGCCAACACGTTCCACCCTCAAGAGGACATTAAGAGGTTAAGTGGTGGTATCACCAACCAGATCGACTTTTTCAGGGTTAAGCACCATGATTCTACGGGCAAGTTTAATGGGTACTCGAAGTGTTATGTATTCTCGTATTCGACTGGTTGGCAGCGACTTCAGGGGTACACCTTGCATTGGATTGGGATTGACGAAGAGCCTCCCTTCCCTGTGTATGACGAGTTCTCTGCCCGTTTGAATGCTACCAATGGGTATATGGACATTTCCATGACTCCCCTCCAGGGTGAGACTGAGTTGTACTTAATGTTTGAGCAGAGCCAGGATCCAATGGCTAGGTTCCTTTTGAACTATGACATTGACGATGCTGCCCACATGACGGACGAGGACCGTAGTCGCCTAACGGAGAAGTACGAGAATCACCCCTTGGCGGAGGCTCGTCTTCATGGTCGTCCGGTCCGTGGTGCTGGTTTGATCTACACTATTCCTGACGAGATGTTAATGGTGGAGGATTTTGAGATCCCGTCCAACTTCAAGAAGATCATAGGTTTGGATTTCCCTCACAGTGTGGGCAACTTTGCAGCGGCCAAGTTAGCCTATGACGAGGAGAATGACGTTATTTACCTATGTGGTGAGTACAAGGAGGCTGCCAAGGAGTCGTACCATTATGCCCATAGGACTATGTGTATGGGTGCTGGCGACATTCCGTGTGCTTGGCCTCACGACGCTGGCCGTGGTTTTACGGACGGTTCGACGGTGGCTTCTAAGTACAAGGACATGGGATTGAACATGCTCAAGGAGTTCTCTCACATGGTGAACCCTGAGGGCAAGAAGACTTTTGCGGTAATGCAGGTTATTGAGGATATCTGTGACCGTATGGCTACTGGTCGATTCCGTGTATTCTTAACTTGTCAGGAGTTCCTAAAGGAGAAGCGTCGTTACAAGCATGACAATGGTAAGGTTGCAAAGCGTCAGGATGACCATATCATTGACGCTGTACATAAAGCGGTAATGATGTTGCGTTTCGCTCGTTCTGATGGTATGGATAAATCGTTGCCGAAGAAACTTCCGAACTTGGATTTCTTTTCGGATTTTTAAGGAGCAAAAAGAAGATGCCACGTAAGAAGAAGAAAAAGAAGGATGACAACCCTAGCCCGTTCTCTGACCGCTATGCAGGGATGGACACGGGGCAGTTGAGCCGTCATTTCGAATTGCGGGATCGGGACCGTCGGATGAAGGAGCAATTCGGCAACGCTCAAATTGGGCGTGTTGGTAGCGGTCGCCATCCCCGCTCTTCTGATGGAACTCTGGGATCAATGGGGATGCAGAATCCCAACTTGAATGCACCTGTGACTTCATCCAAGGAATGGTTCCAGAATGTTTTAGGTCTTGGTATGGAAGCGGGCCTACTCATAGGTGGTCTTCCAGGTTTGGCGGGAAGGGCCGGGGTTGCGACGGCAAGCAGGTTGCCGGGAGTGATCCGTGGTGCTGGTGCAAGACCTCTACCTAAGCCAACTGGAGGATTAGAATCAGCGAGAGCCAGGGTGGTAGACAGAACTCTTGATCTAAGATACAAAAACATGAATATACCACCTGAATATATCGAAGATTTAAAGGCATATGTAGCAAGGCCCGATGTGGTAAAAATCCACAAAGGCAGAACATACGATGCCAAAGGTACAAACCCAATTTTCATGGAAAGATATATGGCCGGAGATGAGTCCTTGCCGGGTATCGCTAAAAAAGGTACTGTTGATCACACTGGGCGACCGTTGACCGATGCAGGTAAATCCCCAAAGGGTCCACCACAAGGTCATGCGGCAAGGCAGATGCCTAAAGAGCCACCCCCGATCCCAAGAGAACCAAGTGCCCATGACGTAATGTTGGATAGGGATCTAAGGAAGAAGTTTCCTGATATGCCCGAAGAAGCATTCGGTTTGGTTCGAGCCGTGAGAGATTCTATGAAGGGCAAAGAATTCGACACCACCAAACAATACTTCACCAAAGCAGAGAGAGATTTCCGTAACAGACACGGATCCAAACACCACCCGGATGTAAGGGACAGAGGTACAGCGAATTCGAGGAAAGGGAGACCTGACAATCGGCAGGTGGCTGAGGGTAATAGGGCTTACATGGAGAAGAAAGCAGCCGATGAGTTGGCTGGTTATAAACACGATTTTCGCAATATAGACAACCCATCATTCCCCGGCTTTGCTCGTCTGGAAAGGGCGCAAGAAGCGATAAGGAAACACCCAGCAAGTCCGGGACAGACGGCGGTACACGGAGATGCTGAGGCAATAGCCATGACCAAGATATGGCGGCGTGAAGCCAACCGCATCCCAGATAGCCCACCCATGGTTAGAGGGCCGAGTAATGTTCCCCGAAGAGGGATTCCCGGAGGGGAGAAACTTGGCCGACATATAACTCGCATTGGGGATGACGCTACCACTCGTAGAGGGTTCGAAGAAGGCGGACTTTCCTCTATTGTCGGTGGTGGGTTATACGAAGGATTCCGAGAGAAGAGAGACAGGAAAGCCAAAGGGTTAAATGACCTCCGAAACCAAGGAATCGGAATAGGCAGGTACGCATCCAGTGCTGCTTCTTCACTGCCTCCTTACGGTGGTAGAAGGTAGGAACATTGGTTAACTGGGCAAGTGATGCAAGGCAACATGCCATTACTCAGGCTCAAAGGCGGAAAAAGGGAGAAGTCAATCCCTTACTCCCCCTTGGGGGAACGCCTGAATATACTGGTCATGCTAGAGATCCCAGGGATAGAAGTAGAACCCACTTCAAGGATTTGTCTTCTTCCCACCCAAATAATCCAACGTTCTCCAAACTCGCTTCACAAGAGGATGCGTACTGGAAGAGTGGTGCTTGGATTCCAGATGCTGGCTTGAAGACAGACACCTCTATCGAGGAGACTATAGGTTTGGTTACTGGCATTCCTTCCTTGGCTCGCCTTGGTGCGACTGGAGTCAGGGCTGCTGTTGGTTCTGGTCGTCAGGCTTTGGCGAACCGTGGTGTTGGTGGCTGGACAAAAGTGATGGACCCAGGCCGTCGTGAGTTCATGAAAGCAGGGGCAGGACTTGCCGCCGCCACTGTTGTACCACCTAAGATTCTAATGGATGTTTTAGGGGGTGCGGCTAAAAAAGCAGCCCCATTGCAGGGGCCGAACCATGTCGCCCAGAACGCAGCAGTGGCCCTATATAAGAGAATCAATAGACAGGCAAAGGAACACGGAGAGTTCCTATTCACTGACCCTGCTCCAGAATTCTATTTAGGAGGATATAACAGCGAAGCAATGAAAATATCTAAGGACTCCTTTATAAAGGATATTTCAAGGAAAGGAGCAACACGCAAAGAAATTCAAACTGCAACTAGAGAATATAGAAAAGGCCTACAGGAATCACAAAAATGGTGGGCCAAGGAAGAGAAAGTCTGGACTGGTAAGAGAAAAGAACTCATTGATGCTAGGGGCGACCTTCCCCAGATGCATGGCTGGAAACCAGAAGGCCTTGAAAGGAGGGTCGCTGATACGATAGGAAAAACGGAGGAGTTGGCAGGTGTATACAAAGATGAGATAGCAGGAGTGCTGGAGTTGATGAGGGAGATACCCACTCTGAGAAGAACAGCAAGAGAATCCTTGAGGGTGCAGAGGACTCTTGGGTCCGTTTCAAGACCCACCCCCAATAGTCCAGGCACAACAATGTCAAGGCCGAGACACGGAGGGGGAACTGTCCCAATCAAGGTTAAGCCGGGTGGTCCATCTCCGTCTAGCCCCAGACCTGGAAGGCGAAATAGGACTCGTACCCAAAAGGCTATAGAGTCGTACCAGGAATCCCTCAGGAATAGGAATCGTAGATAATGCAACTACCAGAAGCACAGGAACTAATCAAAAGGTTTGAGTACCTAAAGGGCCGTCGAAACAATTTCGAGAAGGCTTGGCAGGACATCACAGACCTTATGATGCCTTACCGTGGTGACATTACTACCAAGCGTTCACAAGGGCAGCGTAGGGTTAAGGGTGTCTTTGATACTACAGCCATGAATGCTGCTGACTCCTTTGTGAATTTTATCAAGGGTGCAATCATCCCTTCAGGCAATGACTGGGTGAGGTTGAGGGCTAAGGCTCCATTCTCTGATATCCTTGCTGTCCGTCAGGTTTTGGATGTTGTAGGCGAGCGTATCCTTGCGGCATTAGCGGACAGTAACTTCTACAAAGAGAGTGCGACATTCCTCAGGGACTTCGCTGTCCTTGGTAATGGTACTCTCCATGTCAGAGAAGACATTCCTCGATTGGGGAAAAAGAACCGAGGGACATTCGGTGGTTTAGTTTTTGAGGCTGTCCCTATTGGGCATGTATGGTTCCAAGTAGGACACAGGGGTAGACCTAACTACATTGTCAGACAAGTGGTAATGACTGCCCTCGATGCGTTCAGGTTTTTCGAAGGTGCGGCGGGTCCAGATGTGGAGTATAAACTAAACGCTGGTGACCCGATGGGAGAAGTCTCGTTCCTTCACTTTGTATTCGAGAACGAGGACTTCATTCCCGGCGGTGTCATTTCTCCTGAGGACCGTGAGTACGTAGGCGTGTATGTTGCTGGTGCTGGTGATGCCAGTCTCGGCAAGGGTGGGATTGGTGGTCCTACTGTCATCCGCAAGGCGGGTTATGACACTTGTCCTTACATTGTTGCTAGATGGATGGTTGTAGACGGAGAAGAGTATGGCCGTGGCAGGGGTCACCTTGCTAGGGCCGACGCAATGGGAATCAATGAACTGCGTAGGCAGATTCTGATTGCTGCTGGTAAAGATCTAAATCCCCCATTAATGGTAGAGCATGACACTGTAGTAGAGTTGGACATTACTCCTAACGGGCTAATGGTTACTCGTCCTGCCGTGAAGATGGGTCCGCAGTATCTCAAGTCTGACACTAACTATGCTATTGCCGATGCTATTGCTCGTCAGGATCGTGATCAGATTCAGAAGGCTTTCCTCGGAGATATCCTTGAGGAACCGGACACTCAGCCACGTTCAGCGGAAGAGAGTCGTCAGCGTCAAAACCGAGCGTTGTCTCGTCTATCTGCCTCTGCTGATACGGTGAACTATGAGTTCCTGGATCCATTGATCCAATCTGTCATTGACATTATGTACCGTGCTGGCTCCCTTCCTGAGTTGGATTACTTACAGGAAATGGCTCCTGACGCTGATTTCGAGATCGTATATCAGTCACCTTTCTTCACTGCTCAACGCCAGAGTGGAGTAACCAGGGTTCAGGCATTCATGGAGCGGCGACTAGCATTGTTCCAGGTTACGCAGGATCCTATCTGGCTTGACGATTTGAATTCGAGTGAGGCGACTAACTATGACGCTAGGGTCAGTGATGTCCCTGCCCAGATACTCAGGAGTCCTGAAGAGGTAAGTGCGATCAGGCAAGCGAGGGCAGAGCAGAAACAGGTGGAACAGCGTATGGCTCAAATGCAGCAAGTCGCTGCGATGCAACAAGGCGGACCGCAGCAGGGTCCACCGCAGCAAAGGGCACCTAGACAAAGGGCACCGCAACAAGGAAAGAGTGTCAATGCTCAGTAAGGAAGAAAGGATTTTCTTGGTTGAGACTGAAGAGATCTTCAAGACCGAAAAGGGTCAAAGAGTATTGGACTACTTGAAGAAGGTACTCCATGCAGAAGAGACTCTTGAGCCGGAAGAGATCCTGAATAAAGACCTAGAGGCGGCTGGCCGTGTGGAACGGCATCATATAGATCCGATTGCTTTTGCTAAAAGGCAGGGATCTAGAGCAGCCTATTTTAAGATTGAAGCCTTGGTCCGACAGGGCAAGCGAGTCAGAGAGGATGTTACGAATGAGTAGTTTGGATGAATCCCTACCAGCAGACCTGGAGGGTCGAGATGCTTTGGTTGGCAAGTTTTCCTCAGTAGAGGATTTGGCTATGTCGTACCACAGTCTGAGCAAGAAGATGGGTGAGGGCAGTAGGGTTCCGAGCGATTCGTCAACTCCAGAAGAGTGGAGTTCTTTCTATAGGGGACTTGGTGCCCCTGAATCTCATGATGGATACCCTGTCCCAGAAGGCACAAACGAGGAACTGAGTGGCACTCTTTCAACGGCTAGGAAAAACGCCTTCCTCAAAGGGGTGTCGGTAGATCAGTGGCAGGAGGTTATTGCTCCAATCCTTGAACTTGAGAAGGACCGCAAGTCCAATCTCGATACGGAGCAAGCCAAGTCAGTCAAGGCATGGCAAGAAGCCGCAAGGGAGAAGTACGGTAATCAATTCGAAACAAAGTCTGCCCTTGCAGAGCGAGCCTATGCTAAGGTGATAAAGGACAACCCTGAACTTGATAGGGTTTTTAATATAACTGGGATGGGTCACCATCCTGAAGTAATGGACTTCATGGTTAAGATGGGAATGAACATGGCAGATGGAGCGGTTCCGAACAGCGTTGGAGGTAGCGATTTTGGAACAGACCATTCCTCTCTGGCTGCTAGGGCGAGGAAGTTGGCGAAACTGGGAGCGATCTACAATAGTCGTCACCCAGACTACGACGAGCATTATTCTGAGTTCATGACCATCCAGAAGCAACTGTCAGAAGATGGCTTCAATGGCATGTCCGATCCAAGGTTACAGCCCGATAGTTCGTGGGTTAGGGGAAGTTAATGGCTAAGAAGAAGAAGAAGAAGAAGAACGGTCCACCACCAGTACCAACATCCTCTCCGTTACCAGGATGGGGCGTTGGCCCAGGTTTATGGAGCAGAACTACGGGCATGATGGAGAAGGATGGCAAAACAGCATACAAGGCTTACGTCACAAAATGGGAACCTCCACGTGGTTACTATGACGAGAATCTAGCCGTGACTCCTTCCGCTTCCAGAGGGGCACCCCCTCCTGTTAAGCAGCGTAACTACTACCCGGAGCCGCTTCCTGGGTATGTACCTCCTCCCCCTACTAATGCACCCCCTACCTCCAATACGACACCGACACCGAAGCCGAAAGGTGGGAATGCACCCCCTCCCTCCAATACGACACCGAAGCCGAAAGGTGGGAAGGGTGATCCCAAAACCGATAGAGCCAAGGTTATTGAACAGGCGATGGGTGCCCACCGTACTGCGAACCCCATCCGCACTGCGAATCCTAGTCCGTACTCTGACCCTTATAAAGATATGACAACGGAACAGTTGAGTCGTCATTTCGAGGCTAAGGACAGAGAACGCAGGATGAAGGAGCGATTCGGCAACGCCCAAATTGGGCGTGTTGGTAGCGGTCGCCATCTCCACACTTCTGATGGAACTCTAGGATCAATGGGGATGCAGAATCCCAACTTGAATGCACCTAAGGATGACCCTAAAGGTCAGTTCCAGGCTGGCGTAGGCTTCATTGCTGAAACTGCGGCATTTGGTGGTGCGGCATCCTTAGTGGCTCGTATACCCTGGGCTAGAATTTTAACTCGCAAGGATTCCCCAAGGTCAGGAGACCCCTACTGGGGAAGTCAGGCCAAGGATTCCGCAAGGGCAAGAGCGGCAGCGGCAAGAGAAAAGACTAAACTAGAGAGACCTGTATCAGGCAAGAAAAAGACACCGAAACCTGGGCCTACTGTCAAAGGTAAGTCCAAGGGTAAGCCAGACGACCGACCGGGGAAAACCAAACCAGGAGAATCCAGCACTAAACCTCTACCCAAAACCAAGGGTACAAGGGCACAGAGAAAGAAGCAGCGGGAGAAGATGCTGAGAGACAAAGACAAGAAAAAGAAGAAATAACTTGACAATTAGTTACCAAGGGTGATTAATTGTCTTATCTGATAACCGAGAGGCCGGATTGACAGCAGGAAAGACTGCCGGATGTGGGCTTACGTACAAGCCAAGAGGAGCCGGATAACCGATAACTCTTCGACAATGTAACAGTTGTCAATGAAAGGGTTATCATCATGGCGATGACCGACCTTGGAAACCTAACTGGCAGTGGCGGTACCCTTTTCGGTACTGGTGCAAATGCGGATGCCTATAGCGTTTCCAACCTGTACAAGCAGGTATACACAGATCTGGTTAGACTCCAGATCCAACAGTTTGATTCACTTCTTTCCGACACCCTCATGAACGAGTCTATCGAAGGCGAAGTAAAGTCCTTTGATAAGTACCTCAAGCATGACGTTTCCAAACTCAAGACGAGAGATCGTTTTGGGCAATGGGGAGACGGTACGGATGCCAATGCGTATGGTGCCACCGATTCAGAGCGTAGGCTCATCGAACCTCAGTGGTTTGAATATGCTGAACTCTTTGATCCCCGTGACGAGGTTGGTCTTCTAAAGGCCATTGCTCCTGACGGAATGTACCTTGCGAATATCGCTGCGATCTTCAACCAGAAGAAGGACCAACTGATTCTGGACGCACTCTCGAAGACAGTTCTTGTCCAGACTCGTACTGGTGCTGGTGTTACAGCCAATACCACTACTGGGTATGGAACTGCGACTACTGGATCGTTCAAGGTCAATGCCACGACAAAGGCCATTGAAGCATACGATGCGTATGAAGGTCTTGAGATTGGCTGTGGACTTGCAAAACTCACTGCGAATTCCAATACCGATGCATTGGTTGGATTTGCAGCGGGTGCCGTTACAGTAGGAACTGTTTCTCTAGGTGCGCAACCCAATCTCACCCTAACGGCAGATACCCTTGGTGCGATACAGACAGAGGCAGACGCCGATATTTTGGCTGGTGTAACTGCGTTCAATGTTGAGAAGTTGATTCGTGCCCGACAGAAGTTGGATGCGAACAACGCCTTGATGCCGGGTATGCCATACATCTGTGTGCTACACCCAAACCAGTTCTATAGCCTCATGGCCGATTCTGGGGATGCTCGCTTTACCAGCATTGACTTCAATGAAGGCAAACCTCTCTTCCAGGGTACGGCATTTGTGTTCATGGGATTCGAGTTCCGTTTGAGCAACCTTCTTCCACAGGTGACACTCGAAGTTCCGGTTGACACGGATGGAGTAACGCCTGGGGTGGGAACCCTCAACCTGAGCGATGGGACGAATGCTGTCCGTTATGCCTACTTCTACACCCCTGCGTGTGGAATCTTCGGTATGAATGCGGGTATGGAAGTTCGTTTCGATGAGATTCCAGAACGTGGTTACTCATTGCAAATGTGGCATCAGGTTGGCATGAATGGTCTCCGCATGGATGGTGATTGCATTGTCCGTGTTGCTTCCGTTGACAATGCCGCTTAGTAGTTAGCGATTCAGGGGGGCGGGAATATGGGTAAGTCTCACGGAGAATCTGACAAGTTTCTTCGTAGATTTACGGGTAGTCCCGTCCCTATCATTTCGGAAACCTGGGTGGCCCTACTTACGGTTATGCCTACGAGTAGTAGCCCTACCGGGTATCAAGAGTGGAGAGAAACTGACACTGTGATCATTGTCAGGAAAAGGGTTTACCCTGAGATCCAGGTGGATACAAGTCTCACATACTGGAGCCTACCTGCTGTGGATGGTCCTGCTAAAGAGATCCATAACGTAAACGGAGTGAGGTGGTCAGCGTCTGAGACGAACCCCTTGCTTGATGGATCTGAGACTATATTGGGAGTAGGCATATTTGGATCCTCAACGGGTTCAGATTTGCTCTACTGGAACGAAATAACAACAACACTTACGGTGTCACAGGGTGAAGCCGTAGTCTTCCTCGACGGGAAGATCAAAGTTACGGAGCAATAAAATGAGTAACAGTTCTTCTGCCGGGGATAGCCTCGGCCTTTCGATTGGACGGAATCCAGCAACGGGATCGTCCTTTTCTATTTCTGGGTGGGTCGATCTTCTGCATACTTGTGCGGAAACAGGAGTTGTCACAGATCATTCTGGTCCCAATGCGATCTTGCAAAAAGGTCTCGATGCGATGATTAGCAACTTTACTTCCGTTGCTGTAACTGGTGCCTTGGATCCAACTAAAATGGGGATTGCGTTCTCTGCAAGCAATCCGACACTGGTCGCTGGAGGTGATTTCACATTTGGTGCTGGCCTTGACATTGTACCAATTACCACGAATATCACAGCCAATGTTGTTGGCGATGCGTTCTTTGACACGACACCCGGAGCCTTGTTCGAGGGTGCCACTGCGGGGAACGATGTGTTTACTGGGGAAGCGATTGCCGGGACCGCACCGAGTAGGTCGATTGTTACGAATAACGGTGCAGCATTGGTCATGAAAGCAACGGGTGCGATTACGGAGATTGATTGCATTGCGTTGGTGAATGTCACCAGTGCCACTGCTGGGTCGGCCTTTGCTGCTAGAGCGTGTAATGCATCAGGTGTTGCGTTGACAGGTGATCTAGGCATGACACGGATCACTATGGCTACTAACGATACGCTATCCGTAACATGGACGATTACGATCACTGCTTCCTAACCTAGACCTTTCTGTCGCTGGGAGGGACGGTTTAGTTCGGGCTGCCGTCCCTCCCTTTTTAGGGTGGTGAAATGCTGGTACAGTTCGACGCTGCCAACCCTGAACCAGTTGTGCCCATTGCCTACCCTTCTGCCTTGAAGTTGAGGGACGGGATCATTGATGGCACCTACACAATGGCGTACCAAGAGTTCGGGTCGAATCGGTGGTTCTATGTCACGGAGGTTCTTTCGTGGCAGAGTTCTCACCGGGATGGTATGTGGGATTTCCGACTAGCGGACACGACTATGCTTGTTGAACGAA